GATTATCAGCTATCATATATAATTTGAGAGATGATGGATATATCATTGATACAAATATGCAAACTGCTGAAAATAGATTCGGTAGAAAAGTAAATTATTCAAAATATAAATTTATAAATTATGACAGGAACTGAAGTTTTAAATTACTTAGAGAAAGAATATGGGGTGTGTAATCATGACGAACACGCTATGGCAGAAGCTGTAAACCAAACTCGTGAAGACATGGACTATGAAAACGAATGGGACTTATTCCATTTATTAGTAGAAAACAAACCTATACCATCTTTACATACACATAGCTATGGATTTCACACGGCTAATGGTAGAGGTATAATAGAAAGAATACAAAGTTATTATTATGAATTTCAATAATGAGACATATATCACACACTATAAATGAATGGACTGAGAAAAAGTCTAGACAAATAGCTATTCATATGCTAGAAGGAATGTTAGAATGGAGTGACAGAATCGGTTCTGACGAAATAGATGAAATTAAAAAAATAATATTAATATTAAAGAATAAATAATATGGGATTAGACATGTATGCATCAAGACGTGCTCCAAGGATAAGTAATGAATTAGCCTATTGGAGAAAACACAATAGACTTCATGGTTGGATGGAACAACTGTGGAGAGAAAAAACAGGTAACGAATCAGTATTCAACTGTGAAGAAGTTATATTAGAATTAGAAGATATAACTAATTTAGAGAAAGATATTCTTAACAAAGAACTACCTGAATCAGAAGGATTTTTCTTTGGAAGTGATTCTTATGAAGATTATGAAGAAGAGTACAAAGAAGATGATTTGAAATTTATAAAAGAAGCTAAACAAGCTATTGAAGAAGGAGATGAAGTAGTTTATAGTTCTTGGTGGTAATTAATAATTAAAAATTAAATAAAATGGGAACAAGAAGTTTAACAAGAGTTATTAGAAAATGGGAAGATGATTTTGGAGACAAAAGAAGAGAGCCATTTACAACTATGTATCGTCAAATGGATGGATACTTAGAAGGACACGGACAAGAATTGGCAGAATTTTTAAGTCAATTTACTATTGTTAATGGAATGAAACTAAACGAAACTAGAAAAATAGCTAATGGTATAGACTGTTTAGCTGCTCAAATGTTTGCTCATTTCAAAGATGGTCCAGGTCACATATACTGTATGCATCCTAGTGCTCAAGACTGTGGAGAAGAATATATTTACGAAATAGAAAAAGATGGTGAAGATATACTAATAACAGTGTATGACACTTGGAATAGTAAAGAGATATTTCATGGTACACCACAAAAACTACTAGAAGAAACATCTGTATTATCTTAATTATTTGGGGGTCTTTGACCCCCTTTTAATTTTTTATAGTATATTTACCCTCTTAAAATTAAAATATGGAAGATAGAGAAATAGAACAAATACTACTAGGAAAAATTATGCTTGATTCTAATTTACTAGAAAAATACTCAACAGAAATACACTCAGGATTGTTTCAGTACCCAATGAGTAAAACAATATTTTCATTGATGTTAAAATATCAGTCAGAAAACAAAACGATAGATTTAGTTACTCTTAACCAAGGTATGTTAAATAAAACTTCTGGAGCTGCGTCAACTCTTTCTGATATTATCGAGAAGGGTCACTCTCCAGCTAAAACAACTTCGTGTATAGAAACATTAGAAAATGTTTTTCAAAAAAATAAACTAATATCTATATCTCAAAATATAAGTAACGGTGTAAAAAACAGAGAAAACCTACATCATATTATAGCTTCTATAGAAAATGAATTGTCTGGTATAAGAATTTCTAAAGTTGAAAGTTTAGATAATATTTCAAAACAAATATCAGATACATTAGAAGATATTAATAAAAGAATGTCAACAGATGGTTTGTTAGGTATTGCAACAGGATTTGATAAGATTGATAAATTTACAGGGGGCTGGCAAGAAACAGACCTAGTTATCATAGGTGGAGCTTCATCTATGGGTAAAACTAGTTTTGCTCTTGCGATATTATTGAATGCATGCAAATACTCTAACACTCCGTCTGTGATATTTTCTTACGAAATGAGTAGTAATCAACTACTTAAAAGATTAATATCTATGGAGTCAGGAGTAAGTAACAGTTATATTATTAACGGTACCCTTGGTAAAGACGAATATCTAAGGGTGAATCAAGCTGTTGGGCAATTAGAAAAACTACCTATTAGTATTGACGATTGCAATATAACATCTCTTAACTATTTAAGAAATAGGATAAAAGATTATGTTACTAAAAAACAGGTTAAGTTAGTATTAGTAGATTATTTACAGTTAGTATCACATAACAGTAAAAACTCTAGTAGAGAACAAGAGGTTAGTAAAGTAGCTAGAACACTTAAAAATCTAGCTAAAGAACTAGAAATAACTATTATAGCTTTATCGCAGTTAAATCGTGGTGTAGGTATGAGAGCTATGGGTAAACCTACTTTGTCTGACCTTAGAGAATCAGGCGAAATAGAACAAGCTTCTGACATTGTAATACTAATACACAGACCAGAATATTATGGTATAGAACACGATGATAAAGGTAATAACACAAAAGGTATGGCTAATATTATATTTGCTAAAGGTAGAAATATAGGTGTTGGAGAAATACCATTGAAATTTAACAGTAGTTTAACCAAATTTGAAAACGTATGACATTAACAAATAAAATAATTTTCGGAACGGCGTTAATGATGATACTAATATATATATCCATTACTATACTGGGATACATCTGTTTAGCTGTGGTATCATATTACGGTATAAAACATTTTATTAACAAAGTTTTGTCATTAAAAAATTAATGTATATATTTGCCAATCACTTAAATAAATAAGTGCTTAATGGAAGATATAAAAAAAGAAAAAACAAGATTTAAAAAAATAGTAGACGAAATATCACATGACTTGGGTATAGACAAGCAGATGGTTCGTAATGTACTAACCTTATTATTTAAGGAAATAGCAATAACACTTATTCTGAAAGGTAAGCCAGTGTTGATTAGAAGATTTGTTAAATTCGTAATAGCATTAAAAGGGTATAACAAAATAAAAGAAGATTTAAGTAAAATGAAAACAAAAGAAAAATGAAATTAGAAGAGTTACAAAAAGAACTACCATATAAATGGAGAGTTCAGTCGTCTAAATATGGAAAATCTACTTGTGTCGCTTACATAGACGCTAGAGATTGTCAAGATTTACTAGACGAAGTAATTGGACCTGATAAATGGTCTACAGAATACTACGAGTCATGCGGACTACTAATGTGTCGTGTAGGTGTACATACTGAACATGGTTGGGTGTGGAAATCAGACACTGGTTCTGAGTCTAACGTAGAAAAGCAAAAGGGTCACGCTTCAGATGCATTTAAACGTGCGTGTGTATCGTGGGGTATAGGTAGATTCTTATATAGATTACCAATACAAACTTTACAAAGTAAAGAATACAAAGGTAGACAATATCCTTACGCTCCTGAGAAAGATAAAATTATATTTGATGGAGAAACATTAACTAAGTATATTAATTGGAAAATTAAGAATGGCAAATAAAGATAGAGACATACCGTTAAGCAATCAGAAACAAAACTTAGGTACAATTACTTACGACCAACTTGGAGAGTTTTTAACTAAAACATTAGGTAAACTCCACGAAGAAAATTTAAAAAAATTTAATAATAAAAATAAAAAGAAAAAGAAATGAATGTATTACCATTTGAATTAAACACAACATCTTCTAAACCAGAAGGAAAACAAGAATACTTAAAACCAGGAGCTCATAAATGTAAAATTGTAAGTATAACTACATCAGACTTACTAGATAATTACAAGGGCTCACCATTTATTACATTTAATGTAGTAAGTAGTGGAAAAAACGGCAGAGTACAAATGTGGGCAGTTAAAAATACTGACAAACCATCTACACAAGAATGGAAGAAAAAACAAATGAAAGATTTTCTAGTAAACGCAGGTGTTACAGATTTTTCTGATGACTCTAAAGCTATGAACGAAGCTATAGGTAAAGACTTAATGATTACATTTATATCAGAAGAATGGGTGGGTACAAACAAAGACACAGGAGAGCCTACTATAAGAGAATCTGTAAAATATAGATGGAGTAATAAATCTGGAGCTAAATGTGCTTATAATGCAGATATGAATAAAAAACTATCACAAGAAGATAGAAGTAAATACCAAACAATGATGGAACAGTGGGGGTTAGCTAATAATACTGTAGAGATTACAGATGCTGACGACATGCCGTTCTAAATAACAATCTATGGGAGATGAAATTTTTATAACAGGGAATGTACCTTCTAGTAAGAATGGTAAAAGATGGACAGGGAAGTATCTTATACATTCTAAAACTACTATGAATTATATTAAAGAAACTAAAGAAGAATACGTTAAGTATAAAGACAAGTTTCATAATATGACAGAAAATAAACAACCTCCTTATAAAATTTCATTTACCTTCCATAGAGGTTCCAGACGTAAATTTGATTATATTAATCCAGCACAAACAGTACAAGATTTAATGGTAAAATACCAGTGGATAGAAGATGATAACTGTATGTTTATCATACCATACTTTGAGGAGTATGATTATAATAAAGAAAATCCTGGAGTAACAATTAAAGTATTATGAATACAAACCAATTACATAAGTTTCATTTAAATAAATTTATAAAAGAATACTGTCAACTACAAGGAGTAGAGAAAAGAGTTTTATTTTCTAAACGTAGAGACAGAAAACTTGTAGAGATAAGAATGGTTTTAGCGTTTTTCCTAAGAAACAGAATTAAATTAGGTTGGTCTGAAATAGGAAGAATTATGAATAGAAATCACGCTTCTATTATACATTACGATAAAAAACTAGAAATTTATTTAAGCGTTTATCCACATTTACAAAGAATGTTTAAATCAACTATTGAATTATTTAAATCATATCAACATTTAATAGAAAACGAAACTGACATATACTCTCAGTTACTTTTAGATAATAATATTTTAAAAGAAAAAATAGAACAAAACGAAAGACTAATTAAACAATTAATAAACTTAGAAGAAAATGACTAAAAAAACAACAACCAAAAAACCAAAAGTAACATCCAAATCTAAAACTAAAATTAAAATACAGGGTAAAAACTATATGGTACATCCTGAAGTAGAGGAATCTATAAAATTCTTAAGTGAAATTATAAGAGCTCACGAAGTCGCTTTATTAACTTGGGTTCATAAAATTTGGAACAAACAAGCTTTTGACGAAAAAGATATAGAAGATTTTGACAAAAGTATGTATGAGTATACTATGAGGATTCCTAATGCTAGCGAGATATTAGCTAACATGATGGAAATAGATAAAAGAAGAGAAGAAGAAGAAGAAGAAATAAAAGAAGAGATAAAAGTTGATGAAGTTACTAAATAAAGATTTAACCTATTCTAATTACTACAATGATACGGAATATATATCTAACAGTATGTTAAATAATATATCGGTATCTCCTGAATACTTTAGGTTTAGACAAGACAACCCTCAACCAGCTACAGCTCCAATGAAGCTAGGTTCAGCTATACACATGAATGTCTTACAACCCGAAGAATTTAATAATCACTACGCTGTATCTCCTAAGTTTGACAAAAGAACTAAGGTAGGTAAAGAAATGTACGCAGAGTTTACTAAAAAGAATATATTTAAAGATGTAGTTTCTGAATCTGATTTTCATATTGTAGAACAAGTTACTATGAAGTTAATGAAAGATTCTTTAGTTAAGGGTTTGTTACAAAACGGAGAGCCAGAAAAGATTATACAATGGTATAACAAAACTTACGATGTTAATTGTAAGGGTATGTTAGATTACTACAGAGAATCAGCTGATATGATAGTAGACCTTAAGACTACACAGGATGCGTCTTATAATGGTTTTATGAGGTCTGTTAAAAAGTATAAATATCATAAACAAGCATCTTTTTATTTAGACGCTGTACAAGCTACAAGATTTATTATAATAGCTGTAGAAAAAACTCCACCGTTTAATATTAATGTCTTTGAATTAGGAGACGATATGATAGATGAAGGTAGAGATATGTACAACCACGAATTAGAGGTATACAAATATTGTGAAGAGAATGATTACTGGCCTGGAGCTGGATTTGACCCTCTTGACAAAAAATCAGAAAGAACAATTCACATACTAAGTAATAATTATGAAATCTAAGTCAGTATTATTTGAAGGCGGGGTAGAGAAAATATCTACTCTTGCCGATGGTTCATTAAGAGTACATATAGGTACTCCTGAACTATCAAACGAAACAATGGTAAATCTATTTCAAATGAATAGAAAAACAGGATATGTACTATTATCACCATACCCTGTAAATGAAGACCGAAAAAATGCGGTAGAAAAAGCTGCAGAAATTGTAGAGCACGAGTCTACAGAATTTGGAAACAAAACTCCTAGTCAAAGATTACGTTCAGTATTATATGTGTATTGGGAAAAAACACAACCAAAGCAAATTAATCCAGATTCAGGTAATATAGAATTAGTTGAGTTTGATTTGTTTTATAAACGTGAATTAAATAAAATTGTTGAACATTATAAAACTAAACTAGACTAAATAACTATGAAAACAAATGAAACTTATTACTTAGTACAATATAGCGATAGCTATGGAGATAGAACAAATGAGGGGGTATTTACAAAGAAAGGATGGGAGAAGCATATTAAAGAAGAAAATGAAATGAGAGATGAAGAAGATAAGTGGGAAGAAACTATGGAAGAATGTAGAAGGTTAGGACAATTTATCTTTAATGAAATTGAAGTGTATAACTAAAACCAAACTAGACTAATGGCAATAAAATCTTACGCATTTAAAGCTAAAAGAAATAAGAAAAGACCTGGAGTTCACTCCAAGAACGCAAGTAGAAGTCAAACTAAATTTAAAAAGAAATATCGTGGCCAAGGAAGATAAAAAACACAAC